TAAGTCTTTCCAATAAACACCGTGTCTAAAACCACCACCAACTGCTAAATTCCCGTCATTGCCTGTTAATGAATTTGAGTTATAAAATAATCTTGAAAAATTTAAATCTCCTCTTTTTTCTCCAGAGGTTATCAAAGGGCATATTATATCTCCTGAGTTTTGCAATTTAAACTTTACTGTTGCTGAATCATAATCTAAATTTAACGAGGATAAAGAAGATAATGCAGAAAGTTTGTCATCTCTTAATACATCTTTTAAGTTTACTGTTTTACCAAAGAATGTTATTTTATAAGCATAAATTTGATTATTTTTTAATTCAGTTCCTGTTAATGTTACGTAACCTCTTTGAAAAGTTATATTATTTAATTCGATTAATGCTTCTACTTTATCTCTTGCATCAAAACCATCTTGAATATCATAATTATAATAATGTTGAAAAATTATATTATTAGTTTTAGATGCTGGTATTGTAAATGTTTGAGTGAACTCTGTAAATATTTTCGCAGGGTCTTTTATGTTTTGAATTGATTGATTAAAAGAAACTTGCTCATCTTTGAATAAATCTACTCTTTGATCATTAACATATAATTGTAATTTTTGCATCTATGTTATTTCTATGTTATCGTATGTTATTTATATAATCTGCTGATAATTCAAAGTCAAATGTATAATCTATTAATCTATCGTTTACTGATGTTTTTTGAATCATACTACTTTTACTAACATTAACAGGAACAACCTCTGTTTGGTCAGTTCTGTCATATAATTTATTTCTTGTTAACCAAACTTGTTCTGATAATAATAATTGTTCAAACCATTGATTTGCCCACTCAGGATAGTAACCAGAACTTAAAGTTATACTTTGATTAGCTATTGTATTAAAAACTTGTTTAGTATGAGTATTAACATCATAAGTAGTTCCATTTATAATATTTCTTTGAAATTGCTCTTGCCTTTTGCTTGTTGTATTAACTGATTTTAAGAAAAACCAAATATCTTGTAAAGCTCCGAACTTATTTACAAAAGTAACTTTATGACCGTTCCCATATTTAGTGCAATCTATTCTATGTATATTAACTTGAACACCCATTGTTGTACCTTGAATTGCATTATCAGTTCCATTATAAGAATAATATTCCATATTTAAATTTGTTTTAATGCCTGGTACTACACCTGCATAACCATATGGAACATAAATATCTCCTTGAGAAGATGGATAAGGTTTTCTTGTGAATAATGTATCAGGTACACTTCCAAAAGGTACTGTTGGATTTGCACCTTCCATAAAAGTTCCATAAGCATCATATCCAATATCGTCTATGTCTCCTGTTGAATTTACTAAACCATCGCTTGAATCGTAAGCTATTATTTCTGTTTGAATTGTTAATGTTTGTGCAGTATAAGTTCCATCAAATGTTATGCTTAAAAAATCCCTACATAATTCTGCAATTTCAAAAATTACCGTTTCAGTTGGTGCTACTTCTTTTCTTAATGTATATTTTAAAACACCTCCAATTTTAATCGTACATAAAGCATAAACTGAATCTGCTCCAGCTACTAATGATTTATATTGAGGGCTTCTTAATGCTATTGCTGCCATTTTATTGTTTTTCTGTTTTTATTGCATCTATAAAATCTACTGCGAAACCATCAAATAATTCTTTAGGTAAGTTTTCAAATGCATAGTTAAAAGGTTTAGTATAAAAAAATGATGGTTTTAATCCTCTATTATAAATATTACTTGCTATAATTTGGCCTATTGATTCGTAATTCCCTTTAGCAAATTTTCCTGTAGATTTCTTTTTGCCATCTTTGTAAGTGTATTGTCTTAATCTAATATTTTTAATTTGTGCCCAACTTGATACACTTCTAACAAAATCTTTCCAATTTCCTTTAGAGCTACCGCTTCCAAATTTAAAAGGCGAGTTGGGTGCTTGTTGTCCTGTTAATTTAGCGTTAGGGCTAAGCTTTTTAGGATCTGCACCTTTTACACCTTGATCTTGGAAAAGCCCGTAATCCTCCATATAAAAATCAAATATAACTTTGTTAGATTCTTCTTTTACTTTATAACTTATTGAGTTATACAAAGGCCCATTACCTTTACCATCTTTTTTAAGATTCTTTTGACTCTCAGCAACCATATAATTGCCAAAGTCTTTAAATATTTTATTTATCTCTTTTAGATCCATTAACAGATTTTAATGTCGTTATAGATCAAAACATCCATTGATGCAGTCCAACCTGCTAATTCGTTCTCAAACCTATCGTAAAACGGCTCTATATTAGGATTGCCATCTAATTGGTAAGCATCTTGATGTAAAGTTCCGCCTCTTAATACTTGAATGACTTTATTTACAACAGATAGTTGAGTATTTAAAATATCTTGTAAATTATTATTGCCCTCAAATAAATCAGCAGTTATTTCTTTGCTTTGGTTTACTATATCCATAGACAAGATGCTTACATTAAATCTTAATACACCATCCTCTTGGCTTACGTTATTTATTATAATGTGCGATAATGGAAAGATCGTTTGCTTTTGTAAATCAACTTGTGTAATATCTCCCGTAGTTACAGTGTTTACGTTTATGTCATTTAATAACTGAGATTTTAAAGTTTCAGTTACTTGATAAAATGCTCTACTTCCTTGTTGGCTCATTTAAAATTTTTTTTCATTTGTTGATGTTCTAAATCATTTTTATCTTTCATAAATGCTAACATTAAAAAACATTCGTGAAAACTTAATTCAGTGATATTTTTAATTCTTGTAATGTTTCCTCCAGATAGGGCAAAAAGCGACTGATACCATCCATATTTTCTTGCAAAATTTTGTACTCCTCCAAGTGAATTTTCTTGGGATTCGTTAAATAACTCAGGGTAATTTCTGACAACTCCAGTCCTAAATTCAGAAAAAAAAATAATGAGCTTACAACCGCATCCATTGGCATATCCAAAATAAGATCTTTATTCTTTGGATTGTAATCTTCAATAATATATTTGTTTTTAATTTTTTTAATTATGGGCCTGTAAAGAACATTCATTGCAACCTCTATATTATCATATTCTCCTGTATAAGTATCAATGTCAATATATTCGCCTAAAGTCATATTATCTAAATCAGGAATAAAACCATATTCAATTCCGTTTAATTTAAATGTTGTTACTAAATTAGGCTGTTGTAACAATAATTTATTAATATCTCCTGTAATTTCTTCAACATCACTATATTTCATTAATGTTGCAAATTTATGGCTTACACCACAAAAGATTTCAATCATCTTGCCCTGTATAAACGTGGGATCCTGATTTATTTTTCCTATCTCAATAAACTTTTTATACTGTCTTAAAGTTATTTCACTTAGTTTAGTTGGTATATTAAGTTTTAATTCCATACTTATATAACGAATTTAATTTAAAAATTTAATCAAAAAAAAAGGTGCTTATTTCTAAACACCTAATTTAAACAAAACAAACTAATTTTTACATTAAACTTTCAACATCATATTCTATTTCTTCTAATATATGTTTTTTAGATAAATCATACATCTCAAATTCAACCTCTGTATCTAAATCCTCGATACTGCCATCATCATTTATATAACCTGTTACTATTACTTTTTTAATATCTGTTTCGTTTGGCTCAGGAGCATTATAATAATCTCCTGCGTGTCCTTTTCTCCAATCATAATCAACCTCTAAAAGGAAATGTTCGTATTCTACTACTATGCTATTTGATATTTGTTTCATATTTTATATTTAATATGGGGGGTCTGTTCTGGCTCTCCTGCCCCGTTGCAGTGGTTAAAAGTTGTACACCTTATAGCTATCCACCTTGATTGTTTTGTCGACCCCCCTGTTAAGTTAATTTATTTTTCAATTAATTTATCGTTTAATTTATCTATTAAACTCATCCAATCATTAGTAAACTTTTTTCTATCATCCCACCATTTTTGATTTTCAGCGTCTTCTTTTTTTCTAACAATAATTAGCTGTTCTAAATCTGACAATATATTTTTACAAGTTTCTATATCTTCTTTTATTTCTTTATCTTTTTTAATTAATATAGTTTTTGAATCGTAATTAAATTTTATTTGTTTCATTTGTTAAATTTTAAAAAATTATTAAATTTTTATATTAAATTAAGTTCTCTTGAAATTGTATAAATTTCTCTGCTTGTTTCACAGTATCAAAACTTTTAGTTTGTATTTCTTGATTTTTAGTTCCATAATCTGTAAACCATACAAGTTCGTACCAAGTTTCATCTTTGTCATCTGTGTTTTGAAACAATTTGTGTTTGTAAAAAATTAAATTCTTTTTCATTTTGTTTTGTTTTTATATTAACTTAATTATTAATATACAACAAATATATATATAAAATATATAACTACCAAATTAAATAACATTATTTTCATTCCATTCTATTTCATCTCTTAATTCATCAGCTATAAGCAATGCATCATTACGTTGTTCTCTAAATTTGCTATTCATCATTTTGCAATTCGCTAAATGAGTTTGCAAGTTGTTTACATAAAAGAATATATCAATTAATAGTTCTTGCATTATAATTAACTCTTTGTCATCTATATTATCATTTACTTTTTTATTTAAAAGTTTAGTAAATAATATTGAGTTATTGTAAAAAGAAAGATCTTTAGTGTTTTGTATTTTATTCATCAATTTTAATTCTGTTGTTTAAAAGTTCAATAACGCTAAATATAATGTTTTCTTTTTCTTCTTTGCTAATAGTTTTTTCTTTAACTCTTACCCAAAAATGAATTGAATCTGATGGGTTTAATATATCTTTTAATAGATTGCCAAATTTTCTCATTGGCCTAACAATTTTATAAACTCTATTTACTTTCATTATAATAATTTTAATTCTGTTTTAATATTATCTAAATACATTTTTTGCATTTTATCATTTTCTTTAACAACTTGATTAATTATAAAAGGAAGATCTTTAAATAATTGATCTGTGTTATATATTAACCATTTGTCATCTCCGTAGCCTATATGCATTTCGCCATCGCTACAATATAGATTAGAAGTTTCGTGTATGTAAGTAGTTTTTCCAAATTTATATTCTTTAGCTTCTTTTAATTGTTTTTTCAAATCTCTTATTAAAAAGATAGCATTAGCTAATTTTTTTTTATCTGTCATAATTTAAGAATGTTGATACCTAAAGTTTGCAATGTTTTTATAAGATTTAACCACCCATTCTTTTTGGTATGGCCTTAAATTTTCTGCTGTTAATAGCATTTTTAAAGTTGATTCAACATCTATTAAAGCTGAGTTATCTTCGAAAGTTAGTTTCATTTTATTAAGTTTTGATTAATGATATAACAAATATATATATAATATATTTAATATACAAACTTAATTTATCTTGTCAGGATCCGGCGCCCATTCTAAATAATTACATTTTTTACATAACCAAATAAAACCATTTTGAGCAGAACCTATGTAAACGTAATCATTATCGCATTTTTTACATTGTTTATTGTATGGCATATCTTCCAAAATTAGGTCTTGATAGTATTGAATAAGTTGCGTAACGCACTGCGTCTGTAATGTGGTTATTTTTATCCTCAGGAATGTTAGTTAAATTTCCTGTTCTATCTTGTTTCCATTTATAATTTCTAAACTCTTGAATAGCATTTTTTGAATCAGATGTAATATGAATCTTATATCTTTTTAATAAATCAATTCCGGCATTAACTGAATCTTTGCCTTTTAAACTTGGAAATATATTCCAACCCATTCTACGCAATTCAGCAATTAAGCGAGGTTCTGCTGAATCAAAATAGATCTGTTGTCTTTGGATCCCAACCTCTTTAAATGTTTTATGTATATCAAGTGTTGTCATCATTGTTCTATATAGATGCTCTTTAATATATAAATTATAATCTTTAATATAAACACTAACTAAAGTTGAAGGATCATTTGTAAATCCTGCATCTGCGCCATAACTAATAAACTTCGCATCATCTGGTATTTTATTTATCTCAACATATTTAAAAATTGTATTGATGCTCGTTGCTCTCTCGCCTAATCCATAAATTTGCCAATACTGATCATCTGTTTCTTTTAATCTCTCAATCTCAAGTTTTATAATATCCTCTAAAAAAGGGTTATCTAAATAAGTTGTCTTATAAAAATCGCAATCTTCTCTTGTAAGAACTTGATCATATATCCAATGATACTCATCTGAGGGGTTAAAATCTAATATAACTCTTTCTTGTGTTCTAAAGATTAATTGTCTCCAGTCATCAATATATAATTCATTTCCCTCATTAATAAAAAGTAGATCTCTTTTTCTTCCTCTAATTTTTTGCGATTGATCTAACGATGTAAATTCAACTAAGTTGCCAAAAAGATTATACTCGCTATTTGATTTGTTATGAAAATCCTCTCTGTATATTTGATGTTGATTTAATATCTGTAAAAAATCTCTTAATACTGTTGCTCTTAAACTTGGAAATGTTTTACGGCAAATAGTTATTATTTTATTTCTATTATTAATACAATAATGAAAAATTATATAAAGAAGAATATTATATGTCTTTCCTGATCGAGTTCCGCCCTGCTCAACTATTATTTTTTTATTGCTATTTACTAAATGCTTATAAACAATATTAGTCTGAATCTTCGGTTTTATCAATTATCTCAATTTGAAAGTTAGTTGGCATTCCGTCTGCTCCTGTTATTTCTTGTCTTTCGATATAGCCTCTTTTCTTGCCTTTTGTTTTAAGATAAAAAATTGTTGCAGCTGTTGAGTTTTCAGATATTTGTTTATGCAATTGGCTCTCAGCAAAATCTAATGCAACATTTTGTAGATCATCAACTTTCTTTTTAAAAGACTCATCATTATTATACCAATCGTAATAAGTTGTTCTTCCTATCTCAGTTTTTTTACAAGCTGTTGTTACAACCCCTAAGCTCTTTTCTAATGCTTCTAATAATGCTTTTTTACTATGTTCGGTTTTGTTCATCTTATTGAGCTTAAAAATTCATTTCTAACAACAGAATCCTCTTTAAATTTTCCTAACAATTTATTTGTAGTTGTTTGAGTATTATGTTTTTTTACTCCTCTCATTTCCATACACATATGCACTGCGGTTAATGATACGGCAACCCCCTTTGGATCTAATTCATTCCAAAGAAACTCTGCTACCTGAGTTGTTATTCTTTCTTGATTTTGTAATCGCCTTGAATATGTTTCAAGAGTTCTTGCCAATTTAGATAATCCTACTATCTTTTTATTTGGTATATAAGCAATGTGGCCCTTGCCAAAGAAAGGTGCTATATGATGTTCGCATAAAGAATGAAAAGGAATATTTTTTTGTATTATCATTTCATCGTAGCCCTCGCCCTCAAATGATGTGCAATTCCATTTAGGTGGATTTAAAAACTCTTTAAAAAATTTAACATATCTTTTAGGTGTTTCTCTTAATCCCTCTCTTGTAACATCTTCTCCAAAATATTGTAAGAGTCTTGTGATATTATCTTCTACAGTTTCATCTGTATCTTTTTCTTTAACCTCCCAAGGAAAAACTAACCATTGATTTTGTAGCTCAATTCTTTTATCTATTAAAGCAACAAAAGGTTTGTCATATTTTTTATATTTTAATTTAGTTGCACCGCTATCAATAAGATCATCAATTATAATATCAGCATCTTCTATTTTATCAACTGCTCTACCTGTCATTCCTGATACTATTTGCCCTCCTCTTGGCACTCCAAAAAATGTTTTATCCTTTGGTGTATTCTCAAGTATAGTTTTTAAGCGATCATAAACGACCTCCCAACTTACGTAACTTTTTTCCATAAATTAATTTGATTAATAATAATACAATAAATATTGTAAAGATGTTAATGTGATGCGAATGCTCGCAAAATCCTAAAATGTGTTTTATAATTTCCATAATTAAACTCCTGTTTTTTTATTCCAAATTTCTATATGTAACCTTGTTGTGAAATTAACATAATTTTTTATTGCTAACTCTACAACATTTAATTTATTCTCATTTAGTAGATCTTGATTTTCTCCTGCAGGCATTAAATATATTTTATTTTTATCTACTATATCATAATAAAGCTCTTTAACCTCATTCCATTCTTTTAAATCGTTTATGACAAATTTAAAAATTGAGTTATGTTTATTAAGTTCTTTTATAATCTCTGGTTTAAATGTCATTGCCCTATCATTACCTGAATTTAAAAGTTTAGGACTACAATTCCATAAATCAATATTAAGTAATAAATATTCGTTAGGCATTATTGTTCCGTTAGTTTCTACTTCAAAATAAGCAAAAGGATTAACTTCTTGGTAAACGTATTTCATAAACTCTTCTAAACCTTTTTGTTGCATTGTTGGTTCCCCACCTGTTAAAATAATGTGAGCGCCTTGTTTTATTGCTTCTATACATTCTTTATCTAATATTTCATTAACATTTTTTGAGGTTGCTTTCATCCATACCTCTATTGTATCGCATCTAAATTCTGCTCCGTTATGTAACTCTCCATCGAATTGAGTTCCCATTCCTCCGCACATTAAATTACAACCTCCAAGCCTAACAAATACACTTGGGATCCCAACAGTCTTGCCCTCTCCTTGGATTGAGTAAAATACCTCGCTAATCGCTAATTTTTGGCTCATATATTATTTTACTTGTTTTTGTTTCAGCTAATTCTATTCTTTCAATTGGCATCTTAGCTTCGTTTTTGATTCTATTGAATAACCATATTGCCATATTCTCTGCAGATGATTCAAAAGGAACTTCTCTGTATGGCTCATTTGCAAATTTTAATATATCGCAAAGTGGATCCTCATTCCATAATATAAAATAATGATCATAGTATTTTATTATTGGCTCTACTTTTTTGTCAATATCGCTAAATAACATTGTAACGCCATTTACCATTGTATCAAAATTAAATACGCATTTAACATCATAAGTATGGCCGTGTAATCTCCCGCATTTTTCTCCTGCAGTTTTATTTCTGTGGCCTGCATAAAAATAATATTTCTTTTCAATTTTCATATCCAACCTTTTTCTTTAGCTATATAAAAACCTTTTACTCTAAGCTCTGTTGCAGGATTATCTTTATTTCCATAACCCCATTCGTTTTTTGTCATATCGCCATTGTAATCAGTTAATGTGTCATTTATAATAATATCTAAACAATTTAAATCATTTGCCATTTTCCAAGTTTCTGCTTTATCTAAATACATTAAAGGTGTATGGATCCTATAATCTCCTGCACCTAAGCCTAAAGATAAAGTAGTTTGTAATGAATCAATAGTTGTTTTTCTACAATCAGGATAGCCACTATAATCTGTTTGGCAAACTCCTGTAATTAAATCATTAATTCCTTGCTCTGCTCCATAACTTGCTGCAATAGTTAAAAATAGTATATTCCTGCCTGATGTAAAAGATGCCGGCAAACTATCATCAATGTAAGATGCTTTCGAATGATCTGAATGTTCTGTTAATGATGATGATGCTAACAAACCTTTTATGTCAAATATTTTATATTTTATATTTAATCTTGATGATATTTTTTTAGCCTGTTTTAATTCTTGTTTATGGCTTTGTCCATAATCAAAACCTATGGCCTCTACATAATCAAAATGTTTATTGGCCCAATACAAACAAGTTGTTGAGTCTTGCCCTCCTGATAATAATACTAATGCTTTTTTCATTTATAAATTGTTTTCTGCGTATTGGCTAAACTTTAACCATTCTGTAAAATTATGCAATGCGCCTTTTCTTCCTTTTAATCTTTTGCCCTTTGGCTCTATTTTTGTTAGGGTATTATTTTTAAATAAATATAAAAACCCCCCTCTATTACCATAAACCCAAGCAGTAGAGTCAACAGAATAAAACTTATATTTTTGTAAACCTTTTAAATTTGTAAAACCTAATCCGTGAACTTTACAATTATTCTCTCTTGCTATTCTTAATAATAAAGAAAATATATCGTATTCATTTTGTTTAATCTCTTTAGTTACTATACCGCCTATAGAAACATAATCATATTCTTTTACCATTTTATGCCAATAATCTAAGCCTCTACTTTTATGCCAAACAGGAATACTTTTTTTATTAGTTAATCTCTCTAATTTATTTCTTAATCTTTCAACCTCTTTAATACCTACAACACTGTCAATATCTAATTCAATAAATAAATCAATCTTGTGTTTATTAATAAATTCAGCATAATTTTCAATATAACGATCCCAATCAGGAGATTCTTTTAAACCATTTAAATAAGTAAAAGCTCCTGAGTCAAGTAAGAAATCTTTAAAAAAAGGTCTAAGATTTAATATCCATTCATCTTGGCCTTTTAAATAAAAGTAACTTTCAAGAATTAATGGTTTATGAGTTTGGATTAATTCGTTGTAATCCCCTGCCCATTTATAACCAGAATTGCCACCTGCTAAATATACTTTCATTGCTTCTTTCCAATAGTTTTTTATATTGCCTGCTGTCGTTGCTCCTGATAAATATAATTTCATTAATGTTTTCCAGAGAGGAGACAAAGGTCCTCGAATGCATATATAAATTTGCATTATCTATTTTAATAAATTAAATATAATATCTTCTTTGCTTCCCTCTTTTTTGTTTAATTGATCTATTACAAAATTATAATCTTTTTCATTATACTCTAAAATTATTTTATTTGTTTCTTCTTTATCTTCCATATCATCAGAAAAGAAATCATCAAGATCAATATCTTTAGTGTCCCAAACATCTAAACCCCATTCGTTAAGATCTGAGTTTTCAAATTGATTCGCTAATATATCCCAATCCCATTCTCCAAAACCTACATTGTCTTTTATAATAAATTCTTTTTTTTGTTTATCAGTTAAATCCTCAGCCCTTAACACATAAACTTCTTTAAAACCTGCTTTTATTGAGGCTTTAAATCTCATATTGCCACCCAATATAACATTATTCTCATCAACTACTATCGGTCTTAAATTCATCATTTTAGGAAATTCTTTGATGCTTTCAACTAATTTGCTAAATTTTTGATCTTTAATTAATCGAGGATTATTTAAATTTGATTTTATTTCTGATACTTTAATTTTTATAGCTTTCATATATATAACGTAATAATTATTTTTTTTTAAAAGACAAATTTATTTTGATCTTTTTGTTTTGCCTCCTTTATTTGTTTTATGCCAAATATAAGTTTGATCAAATTCATTACAAGCTATAAATTTAATTTTTTTATTTTTTAATTTTTTTCTCATTCTGTTAATAATTTTAAAAGATTAAAACATTCAATATACTTTAATTTTGCTTTGCTTTTATATTGTTTTTTAAATAATTCATAAAGTTTTTTTGTGTATTGATATTTAGTAGAGCAATCTTTAAAATATTTTTGTGCAAACTTAACCCCCTTGCCTTTAAAGAAATTTACGTTGTCTGCTGTGTCGCCAACTATCATTTGCTCATAAAAATTATATAATGCTTCATCTTCTGATATATCAAGAATCGTTTTATGTTTATAATGATAATTATAAATTAAGGCTGGAAATTGTTTATAATCTTTATCTATTGATATGATCATTACATTA